ACAAGCAGATAGACCAATACCTTTATGGTGAATTATTGATTCTTTTAAATCACGAGCAAGCTTTTCTGGATCAACTTGCGGATTGTCAAAATCAAACGGTTCACATTTCTGCTTCAGGATAGGATCATCCTGTTTCACTAAATCCAAAATCATGCAGCAATCCTACTAAAGTTTTTATGTTTCTCAAAACGAATCACGCTGTGAAATTTATCGTACAGCTGATCACCTTTATGACTTATTATAAACACATTTGTATCAGAAGTCAAGTCATTTAGGATTTTTAAAAACTCTTCTGTACCAGTATTATCAAGAGATGAGTCAAACACTTCATCCATAATAAGAAGATTAGTACTTACTGAGTTACGAAGTTTAGATACAGCTCTCCAAGTAAACAATAATGCTAAGTCAATACGCATCTTCTCACCTTCAGAGAATGATGCATAAGAGAATACATCACGGAAGCGACTCTTAATAGTCTCGTTAAAGTTTTCATCAAGCTGAAAGTCAACAAAGAAGTCCATAGCAGCAAGATACTTATTAATAAGCTTGTTCATTACAGGAATATATTGTTTAATAATACGAGTCTTAATACCTGAGTCTTTAAGAATCATCGATGCAATATCTAGAACAGAACGCTCATTAATTAACTCTTCTTTATAAGATTGAAGTTTAACTAGTGCTTTCTGTAATGTCTCTAATTTCTTTTTATCACTTTCATCTGATTTATCAGTATTATCAATTTTAGAAATATCTTCATTAATACTATCAATAATTTTATTTAACGCATTAATATGAGAATTGTTATTGCTAATATCAGATTGTTTGGAAGAGATATCAGCTTGAATAGTAATAATCTCTTGAATGCGAGTATTAATAGATTGCCATTCTTCTTTTAACTGATTAAAACCGCTAGTAGTTTCTTTTAAAGAAGCTTCTTTCTCTTCAATAGTTTGATCTTTAAAATCTTCTTCAATATCTTGTTTACACACAGGGCAGTTATCATGATCTTGATAGAACTCAATATCATGCTCAAGCTTTTTAATCTTCTCTTGAAGCTTATATTCTAACTGCTCTACTTTAGTTTTCTTTTTAGTAAGAGATTCAAAATCAGAAACACTCTCTTGTAATTCGTTTACTTCTGTTTGTAAATCTTCGATAAGAGTATTATAGTCTTGCTTTTCTTTTTCTGCTTTAGCAATTTTTACTTTAGCTTCATTAACACGCTTTTCAGTATTCTGCTTTAAGTCAGCGATATACTGATTCTGCATTTTAATTTTTTCTTCAGCAAGATTAATATTATAATCGTTATCTAAAATTTCAGACTTGTTTGTATTTACCTTCTCTTTAAGAAGAGTGTTCATCGTAGAGAAGATTTGAATATCGAGCAAGTCCTCAATAACTTCTCTACGATGCATAGAAGGTAGTTGCATAAAAGGAACAAACGTACTACTACCTAGTACAACAATCTGACTAAACGATTTATGATTAAGCTTTAGAATATTCTTTTCTAATACTTCTTGATAATCTCTAGCAGCTGCATCTTGATTAATAATTTTATCGTTTTCGTAGATCTCAAACTTATTAGGTTTGACACCTCGAACAATCATATATTCTTTTTTACCAATTTTAAACTCAACTTGCACTTCTAAACCTTTTTGGTTTATAGTGTTCATGAGCTGAGGTTTATTAATTTTACGAAACGGCTTACCATATAAAGCAAAAGACAAAGCATCGAGCATAGTACTTTTTCCAGCACCATTCTCACCTACTACAAGAGTAGATTTAGCTTTATCTAACTTTAATTCAGTAAACACATTTCCAGTTGAAAGGAAATTCTTCCAACGTAGATATTTAAAATAGATCATTAACTCACCGATAATGCTTCAGAATATAAATCTTTTATTGTTGTCTCTAGTTGTGTTTTATTTACATTTACTTCTAGATTATCAATATATTTGTGCAGAATAGTCATTGTATCTTCTGCTTCACTTACGATATCATCATCTGATTCTAAATCGAGATTCAAATGATCTTCTACTACTTGAATATGAATAGGATTTACTTTTTCTAGTCTTTCCATAAACATATCAAACCAGTATGGGTTAGTTTTATTCTTAATAACTACCTTAACATAACTACCTGCTAAGCGTTCATAGTTTTGGTTAACAACATATTCCATAGTTTGATTTTCATCATCATAGAATATTTTATTAAACATAGTATAAGGGTTTTTAACAAACTCTATTGTCCTACTATTAGTATCAAAAATATGAAAACCGCGAGGATCATCAAAGTCCGACCAAGTAATCTCGTAAGGAGATCCGAGATAGTTAATGTTACCGACTGTACTTTTATGGTGAAAATGTCCAGAACATACAATATCAAACTTATTGAAAAGAGAACTGTCAAAACCGTGATCATTAATTGCACCTCTATACATCTCAAAACCTTTTAGCTCAAGGTGTCCAAATAATACTTGAGCAGTAGTTTTATCTACTTCTTTCATAAACGGTTCAATATTACTACTACACAACCAAGGTAGAAGCATAATATCACAACCATCTAAGTTTAATACCGCAGGATCATTATCATACCACTTGATCTTCTCATAACCAGTTGTTCCATACAACTGTTGCATAGAGTTAATCTCATTAGTATTTTTATAATACGTATCATGATTACCAATTATTACATGCATATTATAATCGTTCTCAATGATAGGATCAATGAAAACTTTTTGCATATGAGCTTGAGTTTGGTAATTAATATATTTGCGTCTATCTACAATATCACCAAGATGAATAATAGTATCAATATTATTCTCTTTTAGATATGGGAAGAAAATATCTGTATAAAATTTTCCGAAATAGTCTGCAAACGCTACATTATCATTACGTGCACCAAAGTGCGTATCAGTTACTAGCGCTATCTTCATCTATTTTTTTCTCATCACGTTTCTTTACTTTGCGACGTTTGGTTTCTTCAAAGTCTTTAATAAAGTTGCTCATATAATCAGATGACCATTCACTCATCTTTATACTATCATCAAAATTACTACCAATATCATGTCCTTGACGTTCTGACGTCATATTCATAACATTAACATTTTCTGTCATTTTATATTTTACATAAAGCAGTTTCTTTTCTTTTTGAATACGTCTGAGAAAAGCAAACCAAATAATCTGCGTAAAATAAGCAAATGGATTATTAGATTTATCTGGATTAAAATTATCAATATATTGCAGACAGTTTTCAATACCATCTGAAATCATATCATCTTTAAATGTATAGTTAATAAAGTTCGGCTTACGTGCAAGATGTGTTGCAATCTTCATAATACATTCACCGATATAATTAGGAACTCTCGGTCGAGGTTTACCTTCTGCTTCAGCTGCTCTTACATCATCACGATACTTAATTAAGGCGGCTAAGAAGTCTTTATTATTTACATATTGATTTCTTTTGCGTTTAGCCATAGTAATACCTTGTTAGAATAAACAATTATATTATAGTATAGATTGCTATAAAGTGCAACTGTTAATGTAAGAATCCACCTTCAAAATCAGCAAATACATCGTCTTCATATTCTGAATTTATCTCTTCTAGACTAGAAAAGTAATAGTCTTTTAACATATCGTTAGGTTCAGCTACAGCTACTATCTGCATCTTATGAATAACAAATGATGTTTCATCAGTCTCTAACCATTGTTGTGCTACTAATGAGCCTTCACCACCACCTCTATACATCATAGTAAATTGTACCGGATTATCAATTTGTACTTGTGAGGTTTTTTCGTCCTGTGTTAATGATGCAACTATAGTATCACCTGAAGTTAGTTTAATTACTTTGATACTTGCTTGCATTTATTACTCCAACTTAATTTTATATATTTTATATTGGAATTGCTCTTCGTTATATATTTTAACTCGCTCATATAGATGTCGCAGAGTATAATTTACTTTCTTTTTATACTGTAAATCATCTGCAATATCATATAATGTCATTGCTTCTTTTGTATCACTTTTTCTAAGACCGCGCCCGATGGATTGTAAATTTCTGATACGAGATTTGGACGGGGAGGCAAATATAACATTATGTAAATTTTTAATATTGACGCCGGTACTAAACGTTCCATAAGATGCAATAATGACTGCATCGTTTTCACGTTCTGCGATTTGTCTAACACTTTCTCGTGTTTCTGCATCAACACCACCAAATACAAAGAATACCTTTCTTTTAATATTTAGGGATTGTTTGATCTGAGTATATAATTCTTTACCGTGCTTTTCTACATATTGAAATAGAATAAGAGTATTACCGTTTAATGACTTAGCAAGATTAGTTATAAATTTATTACGTTTTTCGTTTCGAACTATAAAGTCCATTTCATCTTGAAATTTATTATCTTTATTAAGTTTAGCTGTTTCTTCAGCATATTTCAAGACTAAAATTTTAATTTTTAAATCTGCAACAGTTCCGGATTCAATAAGATCTTTTGTTTTAACAAAACTTTTTACAGCACCAAATAAACCTTCTAATACTAACTTATGCGTCTCAGTACCATCTAATGTACCAGTAAAACCGAAACGATATTTACAATCAGTTAATTTAGTCATAATAGATGTAAGTGACTTAGCTTTAAATAAATGAGCTTCATCTCCAATAACAACATCAAATTGATCAAACCAAGCTTTAGGCATCTTATAGATAGATTGCCAGGTAGTTACTGTAATACGTTCGTCAATATTATGTTTATCTACACCTGCTGTAATTAACTTACAATCGCCTTTATAACCATAATCTTTGAAATCACCATACATCTGTGTAACGAGAGATACAGTAGGTACAATAATTAATGTTTTATGTTCTTGATAAAATTGTGTAAGTAGATATATAATAAGAGATTTGCCTGAAGCAGTAGGAGATAAAATCATTGCTCTGTTTTCACGTATACAATGAGCAACAGCTTCAGTTTGATAGTCTCTTGGTTCGAAAGGAAGGTTTAAAGTATTTGCAAAATCTTCTACTTCAGATAAAGAACATTCATTGGATAATTCTAAAGAGTCATCAAACTCTAAATCGTAATCTCTATCTTTACAGAATGCTTTTACATATGGAAGCAGTCCAAGGTAAATAGTATTTTTATTTCCGTCAAATAGACGAATCTTTCCATCCCAAAACTTATTACGATAAGCGGGCATAAATTTATACCCTGGAGCATAGAAAGAAAAGAACTCGTTCAATTCACGTCGTACGCCTCCAGAGCCATCAACTCTTAAGTATGTTTCATTCACCTTGGATAATGTAATCAATTCTCTATATACCGAAGTTGGTAAGCTTTCTCCACTCGATTGCATTTTTTATATGGAAGGTCCTATTGTTTATATTTTTCATTATATCTTCCAATAACAACACCACCTCCTCCTGGTAAGCAATCTTTGTGAGGAGCTTAATCATTTCATCATCACTATCTACATAACTATTTATATCTTGCTTAAGAATAGTACGAGACCATGGTTCTCGCTGGATCTCCTTAAGATCCTCAAGGTTATTTAGATCACCCTTATAGTACTCACTGAGTACCTTCACTAACGTTTTTCTTTGGATGGTTAGTTTACGCAGCTTTAATTTCTGCTGATAAAGTATTTTTAAATACTTGGCATGGAGATTAGGCACTCCAAGGCTTTCACGATCAAGATCAACATCATCGATCTTTGCATCTTGAGTCCACATATCCATAATATCTTCAATATTCATTATAATATATATCCAGTCTTAAAAACACTACACGTTCATTATAATATTAAACACCAGTCAGTGCAACTGTTTTATGTAACTCTTTCTATCTCATATGTAGAGTATCTAAACGTAGCAGTAGCTTCAAGGTACTCAATGTCAGTTAATGAAGCATCAAAGTTTAATTCAGTGAGAGAGATAGGAAATAAGTTCTTAAAGTTAATACGAAGATTAACATTCATATTACTTGTTAATACTAATAGACTAGCATCTGAATATACTTGCCCGCTAGTGTTGTATGCACCTCTAGCATAACTAGACTGATTTAAAATATCTTCTGGATAACCAAGACTAACTAACCAGTTATGTATTTCTAGATAGTTTTGTAAATCTTCATCGACTCTAAATCTAATTGATAACGGTTCATAACGTAGTTTATCACCTGGAAATGGAAGTCTAACGTTCGGGTTCTCTGTATCAATCTCTCCAAGGCTAAGAGTAGGGATAGGCACACTATATGTAAAATAGTTAACATTAGGAGTTCGATTTAACACGAATCGAAAACCAGTAGGGGATAACATATTCTTATTTTCTGGTTGTGCGTAAAGTGCGCCTGTATCAGCCATTTTATTACCTCAGTTGTTTAATATATTTAGGCTATGTTCTATCAAATAAGTCTGCAGCATTGCATTGAGGTTGACTTCTACATTCTCTTATATTATTTTGCCACATTAGATCACTTGGCATCCAATTAAATTCTATAGGGTCACTATGAATATCTACAGGTGTAAAATTACACCCAGATAAAAATAAACTTGCTATTAATAATTTTTTCATATTTAAATCCTGTTAGGTCAAAAAAAAAGGGCCCCGTGAGGAGCCCTTTAAGTGGAAGGTTAACCCTTCTCTTTTTATTATTACATAAGGTTAGATACGTTAACCAGTCTGTAGTAAACGTTTTTATCAGCGAATGCGATAGAACCG